AACCAGCCGCACGACATCGTGCTCAGCGGGCATCGATTCGAGGATGTGCTGCCAAAGATCGTCGGGAGTCGCTTCCGCGCCGTTGCTGAAGCGCAGGACGGGGGCGCCGTGCTCGTCGGGCGCCGTGTAGATCACCCCCGCCTCCACCCCTTCGGCAGCGGCCGGGCGGGCGAGGGCGGCGTCAATCTCGTCTGCCGCTGCCCGCATGACCCGTGCGCGCTCGACCAGTTGCGCCGCCAATGCGTCCTCGCCGTCGGCGCACGCGCGCATCGACAGAGCGGCACTCCTGAGCCCCTCCGGCTCCGGGGCGGGCTGCGGGGCTGCGGTGGCGAGGAGGTTTTCCAGCGCCGTCGCCGGAACCATCGTCACGGTGCTGCTGAACCCGTCGCGGTGCGCGTCGATCAGCTCCCGCACCGCGCTCTCTGGTATGTATTTCGTCATCACACTTCCTCCGTAATCACCAGCCCGAACCATACCCCGATTGCGCCCCTAGTCGAGCGCCGTTCGTCGGACCGCTTCCTCAACTTGGCGGCGCGCATCCTCGAAGCCGCGCCCGATGATGACGGTATGGCCAATCTGCTCAAGGTAGGCGATCACCTCTTTCTGCTCTGCGCTCAGGCGCCCGCTTTTGGCCCGCTTCATTTCGACCCACAGATTCCAGGCCGGCACGCACAGGTCGGGGATGCCAGCCACCCCGCCCTCTAGCTTGATGCGCCCGGCAGCCGCCTTGCCGCGATAGCCCCCGTTCGGAACCGCGAAGATCAACACGCCCGGATACGTTTTTCGGAACCAGCTCACCAGCTCCCGCTGCTCCTCGTGCTCGGTGGGGATGGCGTCGGCTTTGGGTGCGCGTGGTCGTGGTCGTCTCGGCATCAGTAGTGTCTCGGGATCAGTAGTCGTCTCGGGATCAGAACGGAATCCAGTCGAGCCAATGCGGGCAGTCGGTTGGCTCGGTCAGGTATTCCACGGGGGGCGTGTCGCGCAGCTTGTGGCAATAGCCGGTCTCTGCGTCGATATGTTCACAGTTTGCGCACATGCGTACACGTCGGGCGCGGACGCGGGCGATCACTTCCTGCGCTGTTTCATGCGGCACTCATGGCCTCCTCAAACTCCCAGCGAATCACCCGTTCATACTTGCCCTCGGGCTTCACCAAGACGCGCCCAGGCTTAGGAATGTCGTCAGCCATGTCTAGCACCTCCCCAACCGTGCCCGGCAGCTCCAGCCCCATCCGCGCCCAATGCTGCGCCGTTTTTCTGCGCGCATACCCTTCGTGCTCCGGGCACCACCATTCCGAGATCATGCGCAGCCCGCAGCGATAGGTTACGCGCACCGAGTCAGGCTTGCCCGCCTTCTTGTGCCGGGAATACGTCACGCCATCCACATCGCACCATACCGGCTCGATCTGGCTTGACAGCGCCGCGCCGGAGTAGGCCGTGGAGGCGTGGCGCGGCCCCGCGCCCGGAAACTCGTAACCGCAGTCGGGACACTCGCGCGCGGACAGGTGAACGATGGTGTGGCACTGGGGGCAAGGCTTGGCTGGCGCTTCGCCCTCGCCGCTGCCACCTCCCGGCTGGCGCGGCGTGATCTGATCCAGCAGGCCGTGCCGCTCGAAGTTGCCGCCGAAGTCCAGGATGAGGCAGTCCTCTTTCCCTGGATGCAGCCGCAGCCCGCGCCCGCACATCTGCACGAACAGCGCCGTGCTGGCCGTGCTGCGCATGATGCTGACGAGATCGCAGGCGGGCGCGTTGTAGCCAGCGGTCAGGACGTTGATGTTGACAAGGCAGCGTAGATCGCCGCGCCTGAACCGATCCGTCAGGGTGTCGCGCTCGGCCGTCTGCCCGGTCAACAGCGCCGCGTCGATGCCCCGCGCCCTGAGCGCAGCCGTGACGTGCTCCCCGTGCTCGATGCTGGCGGCAAACACCAGCCACGCTTTCCGGTCTCGCCCTGCTCGAATCAGCTCCTCAACCGCCGCATCGACCGTCTCGTCAGTGTTGAACCGTTCCGCCATCTCCGACGCCACGAACTCCCCGCCGCGCCGATGCACGCCGGTTATGTCAGACGAAGCCTCGGCTCGGCGCGCAGTCGGCGTGACAAGGTAGCCCGCCTCAACCAGATCGGAGATGGATATCTCGTAGGCGATGCCGTCGAAGATGGCGCCTTCGCCCTTGTGCAGCCAGCCGCCGTCCAGGCGGTAGGGCGTCCCGCTCATGCCGACGATCACGGTGCGCGGATTCATCATCCGCAGCGTGTCCAGCGCGCGGCGATAGCGCGTGTTCGAGTTCTTCGGGACGAGGTGCGCCTCGTCGATCAGCACCAGATCGAACGGATCGAACTGGTGTATGCGCTTCTCAATAGACTGGATGCCGGCGAACAGCACGTTATGGTGCCGGTCACGCGAACGCAGGCCCGCCGAATAGATACCGATGTCCAGCTCAGGCGCGAGGCGCCCCAGCTCGGCCGCGTTCTGCGCGATCAGCTCCGACAGATGCGTCATCGACAGGATGCGCGCGCCTGGATCGGCCGCGAGCATGTCTAGGATCATGCGCGCCATCAGGATCGACTTCCCCGCCCCGACGCACGCCGCCACAATCGGCGCCGTGCCCTTGCCGTCGCGGAGATAGGCGTAGGTGGCGTCGATGGCGGATTGTTGGTAGGGGCGAAGGATCACGCCGGCACCCAGCGACCACGCGCTCGATCGTATTTGCACGCGCCCCGCTTGCGATACCACTGGCACAGACGGCGCTGAGCTTCGGCGGCGAGCCAGTGGCGGCTATGGCCGGTCATGTCTAGCTGTCTGTCTGGCAGTGCCGCCACTTCCGGCCATAGCACGTCGCGGATCCACTGCGAATGCACCCCCCGCCCCTCTGCCCACTCGCGTGTCATGTAGGCGACGGCCTCGCGCTCGTCTATCTCGATGCCTGAGACGATCATTTGAACAACCTCCCCTGCGCATACGCAGCGGCAATGCGTTCGCACGCAATGTCGAAATACCGCTCCTCGATTTCGATGCCGATGAACTTTCGGCCGAGGTTGGCGCAAGCGACGCCGGTGGTGCCGGAGCCCATAAAGGGGTCTAGGATGATTCCAGATACGGTCAGCCGGCCAATACACCATGTCATGAGGTTTTCCGGCTTCTGTGTCGGGTGCACGGCGCCATCTTTGAGTAGCTCAACGCGGTTAAGGGTTCGTATTCTTAGCGCCCCTCCTACATTGCACCAAGCCAGCTCGCCGTCTGACTGATGAATGCGCTGCCCCTTATCCCATACAAGCCACCCGGCCTCTGGGGGCAGCAGGTCGGCAAAGTAGTTGCCGCCCCAAATGACCTGCTCTTTTGATGCTGCGCGAATAGCGTCAAACGCGTGTTTGCTGGGCCGCTCAGAGTCCCATCCGAAAAAATCGTAAGCTTTTCTCCCTCCGTGACCGCCTGACGACTGTTTCTGTCCGTCTCTGCCAATCCCATACGGCGGATCAGTAACCACCGCATCCACCTCGCCTACATGCGGCAGAATTTCGAGGCAGTCGCCCAAGTAGAGCGTGGCGTCTCCGATTTGCTCAACGCGCTTCCAAGGCTCACTCATTCCAACACACCCCCCATCTCAACCCGCGCCCTAGCCAACCCCTCCGGCAACGGCAGCGCCGCCAAGTCCTGCCCCTCCAGCTCGCGCGAGGGGAACGAGTCAGCCGCGCGGGGGCCATTGCTTCCCCAATCGTACTGCACCGAGTCCTCGGTGGCGTCCACCGGCTCGCCCAGCAGTCCCGGAATGTACAGGTGCGCGTCGCACCCAACGCGCTGCTCGTCCACGCTCAGGACCTTGCCCCACTTCGCGCACGTCCAGGTGCCGTTGCGTTCCGGCGTGCTGTGCAGGCACGTCCGACAGTTTGCCTCGGGCGCGGTGGCCCCGTGGCAGATCGTGTGCATGTCGCAGAATTTGCACTGATACCATGCCGGGTCCTCACTGATCCCGGCCGGCGCCTGCCCGGCAAAGATGATGCGCTCGGCCTTGTCCAGCAGGCGCGACGCCTCGGCGGGGTTGCGCCGCACGCGCTCGGAGTGCAGCTCAGACGTGTTCTTGTTCTCGGCAAGATAGAACGCCCGATCCATGCCGGACAGCTCCATGCCCACCTGCATCTGCGCGTAGTGGCGTAACTGTGCCTCCTGCACGCCCTTGGACCGGAGCCTGCCGAAGTTCTTGTCGTTCGCCGTCTTGAACTCAAGGACGTGCCAGTGGTCGGGCCGCTCTAACAGCCCCACTGCGGCGCCGTCCAGACTCGCGCCGAAGTGCCCGCCGAATGCAGTGAAGCGCCATTGCTCGCCCGTGTCCGGGTCCACGTCCAGCACCGTCACGCCAACCGCGCGCAACTCGGCCACAAAGCGGTCCTCGGCCTTCCAGCCGTAGTCAAACAGCCGAAGCATCCGTCCATCAAAGGACGGACGCCAAGCCCAGCGGAACGTGTACCAGAGCTTGCGCGCGCACTCGTCACCGATCAGGGACGCGCCCAGGTGCGGACGGTGCTCGTCCTTCCGCGTCGCCTCGTAGTGCCGATAGATGGCGTCGACGGTGGGGCGGGTGTGCTGGGATATGTCGGGCATGGTCAAGCCCCAGCCTTAGAGGCAAGCCACAGCAAGCCGTGGGCATACAGCGCCGTCACCAACGCAAGCGAAACAAACAAAACAGCAAGCGAGTAAGAGCTAGGCAGGCCCCAAAACTCGCAGAGATTCACGGCAGCGATGCAAAGCGCCACGCCGGGAAGCATTGCGAGCAAGAGGCCCAGCGTAACCGCAAAAGTGAAAAAGAAATCCATCAGCCTTCCTCCGAAAACAAGGGGCGGGAAAGCCCCGCCCCAGTGCCCTCACTTCTCCCAGGGCTTCTTGCCCGCGGCCGAAAAAGGTGCCGGAGCCGATGCAGGTGCCGCACCGTCCATCCCCTTGTAGCCCTTCACCTCGTTCTGCGCATCGTAGCCGTCGCGCGCCGGGCGAATGGTCAGCTTGATCTGCAGCGGCTTGTCGTGCAGCTCGGCCGAATCCTGCGGCGTCATGACGCCCACCGCACGGCAGATCGCGGACAGGTCCTTCTGCGCGATTTCGACCGCCTTCGGGTTCGGGTTGTCGAGGTTGAGGTTGGTGAACACCACGCGCCCTTGGTGCTCGCCGTCGATGATGTCGAAGCGGAGCTTCAGGAACTGGCCCGTCCCAGCTTTCGTCGGCTGAAACTCCGACTCCGTGATCATGGCCGAGTACCAGCCAGCCGGAATCGGATCGTAGCTGTCCGAAGCTTCGACTTCGCCTGCGTTAAATCCTGCGAGATTGCCCATGTGGGGCCTCCGTTGTTGTGGGCGGTCAGGCCCGGTTGGTGTCTTTGTTGCGGCTGTTGCGGGTGAGAAATTTAGCCAAGGCTGCCGATGCGTCATCGCCGCCCATTGCCTCTGCTTTGTCCGCGCCCTTCCCGCCGCTGGCAACCTGCACCCACATTGCGGTCAGTGTGTGCATGTACTTCTCTGCATCGCTTCCGGGGTCTGCGAGCACGTTAATCCTGCACGATCCGTCCTCATTGATGGTCATCCACAGTGCTGCCTGTGATCCGCTCATGCCTCTGCCCCCTTGGCGTTGTTGTTGGGCAGGTGCTCGGCTACCGCATCCCAAAGCAACGACACCGTTTCGGGCATCGAGTAACGATTCTTGGCGACCATGCTCGGCCGCTCGACGAGCGCAAGCTGGCGCTCGCCCGTTGCAATGCCGCGGCCTTTCTTGTCGTCGCTTCCTTTGCGGACGTGGACAGGATAGGAGGCAAACGCAACGATGTCGCTCTGCTCTGCCACATATGCAAAAGCGCGCTTGTGCAACCGCGGCTGAAAACGATCATAAGGGTCAGTTTCTGGAGACTGAAACGTAACGACCTCCGCGTGCGCGATAAGCACAATGTTCTTCCCTTGGTTCGCAAGCCCCTTGCACGCCGCAATGATCTCGCGCCAGTAGTCCAGCGCAAACAGAAACTCCTTCCCGTACCCGAGATCGGCCGGGCTTGACTTTCCGTGATCCTGCGCGACGCGCTCAAGAATCATCGGCTCAAGCTGAGATAAAGAGTCAATTACGACGGTCTTGTATTCGTTCGGCTCGTACAGGGCAGCAAGCGCGTCAGTCACGTCCTGCAAGTTTGTTGCTTCTGGAAAGGTGTCAACCTCAAGAGCACCCAGCCCGTCTTCCGTCCGAATAAATATCGGGTTTGGCGCGCTGGCCGCAAAGCTCGATTTGCCAATGCCGCTGCTACCGTAAAGCAGCATGATCGGCGGGCGCTTGCTTCCGCCTTTTTGAATTGTTGTTAGATCAACAGCCACTCTCTACTTCCTCCGCTTTCTTGGAATTGTTGACGGTGTTGTCAACGCCCTTTCAACATCCCAGCCGACTCTGATCCTGTACTCCAAGGTCTTTCTTTCGAGCCCAACCTTCTCGGCCCAGTAGCTAATCGGACCGGCGTCGCCCTGGAACTCAAGAATCACGTTGCTTCGCCTGTTTCTGTTTTGCTGCAAAGGCGTTGCCCATCGGCAATTTTCTTTGCAGTAGTCGCCATCGCCGTCAATGCGATCCAAAGTCATGCCGCTAGGCCTTTCCCCCATGTCGGCCAAAAAAGCCTCAAAGCTGTTCAGCCATCTGTCGCAAACTCTGATGCCGCGTCCGCCGTAGTTCGGATAATCTTTCGACTGCGGGTTGTTGCATCTGTACCGCATGGCGTCCCATGTCTTAAAGGTTCTGGATCCGGTCATGCCGTGCGTAGCGTTTTGTCGGTTCCTTTCCGCAAGGTCTGGACGCTTTCTGCTCATGGGTATTCCGGGGCTCATGTGGAAAACATATGGTAAAACGCGAGAAAACGTTTTGCAACGCGCAATCTGCGGACCCTGTGTCACTACCGTTCGTCGGTTGCCTTGACCGTAACCCCTGCCTTCCCAGGCGCCGCTGTGATCGCCCGCGCAACTGTTGCGTAGACGGCCGGCTCGTGCTCCTGCAGGTAACGCAGGCCGCGCGTGTCGATCTCGGCCTTGTACTTCACGGGGCGCAGGTCTTCGGGAATCTCGTCCACGATTGCGGACCAGACTTTCTCGTCCAAGCGGCGGTTAATGCGGCCGGTCAGAGTGACTTTGTAGTCGCCTACCGTGTGCGTGATCGAGCCCTCCGACTTGGCGCCCAGCTCTGCGATCAAGTCCTCCTCGATGCTGATGCGCAGGGCGCGCGCCTGGTCCTCGGCGGCTTTGGCTTCGAGGTAGCGTTCGATGGTGTTGGTGGGCATGGTCAAAACACCAGCCGGGTCGGGATGGCAAACGGGCCTTCGCCGCTCGGCGCTTCGTGAACGGCGATTTCAATCTCGTCCAGCGCCTTGTGCGCAGCCGCGCAGAGTTTCTCGTCGCGGTTCTTTTCGGCGTCCTTCAGGCGCATGCGCCATCGCCTGGCAAGGGCGGTAAGGCGGGTGCAGTTCATTTCGGTTACGTGCATGCGGTTTCTCCTCGCCGCCCCATGCGGCATGGGCAAACCATACCGCCCTCGACGTTCAGCGCCAGCACTTTCTGCCCCCACCCGACGAACGGTCAACCAAACAGGTCCGGGGCCATAGCTGCTTCAACCCTAGGGCCGTCGTCATATCTTTGCTGGTCGCACTTCGGGTACTGATCAATAACGGGATAAGCCAAACGCGAGCGCATGGCCCGCTTTTGCCGTGCGCTACCGCAGAGATAGAAATATCTATGCTTTGCCATCGGGGGCGCCATCTCTATCCCGTTCTCGCGCGCCCATGCGGTCGGGTTGGTTATGCCCCGGTCGCGCAGCGTCATCGGGTGCGTTCTCTTGCCGTCCACAATATATGCCTTGTCGTGGCTTTTCGTGGCCCCCGTATAAAGCCAGTTCGTCGCCTGATAGATGATCCCGCAGTGCCCGAACTCTGAGTCGGCATAACTGACAACTGCGCAAGGGCGCGGCGCCAACTGGCGCAGCGCGCCAGAAACCAGAAAGCTGGCGGCGTTCGGCGCAGATGTCTGCACGACTACCCTTGACAACTCATACAGCCGAAAGTCCCTGTCCCGAAAAGCGTGCTTCTGTATCGGCGGAGAAGGCTGCCCGAATACCGCCACGCCTTCGACGGCGCCGCCCACCTCAAGGGCAAAGCCCGCCCAGAAAATGCTAGCGCGCCGACTGTAGTGCTTTTTCTTGACAAACTCTTCGCAGAGCGATTTGCTCGCAGGGATCACCCTCATGGCCTTCCTCCTCTCAAGCGGCGGCTTAAACCATACCCCAACCCAAGCCCCTCGCCCTCCCCACCCGACGGACGGTCACCACCCTCACCCCACCGACTGCGCTACCCTATCCGGCCCGACACGGAGGCTACATGACACCACTTGACTACGCTCTCGCGTATGCATCGCGCGGCTGGCCTGTTTTCCCGGTACATACCCCGACGCTTAGCGGCTGCTCGTGCCGCTCGCCCAGATGTGACCGCCCGGGCAAACACCCCCGCATCGGCACCGGTCGCAACGGTGCGAGCCTTGATCCCGAGGTAATAGCCCGCTGGTGGGCGCAGTGGCCGGACGCGAATATCGGCATCGCCACGGGCGTAGAGTCCGGCCTGCTCGTCCTTGATATAGACGACACCGACGCGGATATCCCGCCGCTGCCCGATACTGTGGAAAGCATCACCGGATCGGGCGGGCGGCACGTCATATATCAACGCCCCGACGATGGCGCGAAGTACCGCACGCGCGTTCGCTTCCGCCCCGGCATGGACACCCGCGCCGATGGCGGATACATCATCGCACCGCCGTCCCTGCACGCATCGGGGCGTCGATACGAATGGGAGGGGTCGTCAGACCCTTTCGAGGGCGTCGCCCCGTCACCCGCGCCCGACTGGCTCCTGGCCGAGACGCGCTCTGACCCCGCGCCCGACTCCATGACCTCGCCGCCGACGTGGGACCCGGACGGAGAGCTGCCCGAAAGCATCGTGGACATGCTGTCCGCGATCCCCGCAGATGATTACGACGTATGGCGCGACGTGGGCATGGCGCTGCACTATACGGACCCGGTGAACGGGCTGGGCGTGTGGGACTGGTGGGCCGGCACGTCTGCAAAATACGATGCCGCCGCCGTCCGGCGCGAGTGGGCCAACTTTTCTCGGCGCGGCCATGCCGTCGCCAACCCGCTCACTATTGACTCGGTGCGGAGGATGGCCGATCAGCACGGATGGGTCGATCCTGACATTGAGGTCGGGCGCATCGCTGCCGAGTCGATGCTTCGGTCCAGGCAGGCTCAGATTGCCCAGCAGATGCGCGCTGGGGCGCAGATTGACAGCATTGAGGCGCCATCCACCCTCATGCCGGCCGAGGGCCTGATTCGCGACATCGCCCAGCACATTCTTGCGACCTCGATCCGTCCGCAGCCGGTGCTAGCCGTCATGGCCGCGACCTCGCTCGTGGGGGCGCTGGCGGGTCGGAAGTACCGCACCGAGACGGACCTTCGCACAAACCTCTACATCGTCGCCCTGGCCGAGTCCGGGGCCGGCAAGGACCATGCGCGAAAGGTGATATCCAAGCTCGCCGCCTATGCCGAGGCCGACCACTACCTCGGCGGCGACCGCATAGCGTCCGGCCCCGGCGTGGTCTCTGCGCTAGTGCGGCATCCGTCGCAGCTTTTCATGCTGGACGAGATCGGGATGATGCTGGCATCCATGACCGGGGCGAAGTCGGACCCGCACAAGCGGGAGTTGATGGCGACCCTCATGACGCTTTACTCGTCGGCCGGGAGCGTGTACCGGGGCACTGAGTACGCAGACCAGTCGCAGAGGCCGCGCCAGACCATCAGCAACCCCAACGTGTGCATCTATGGCACCAGCACCCCTAGCGCATTTTGGGGCGCCTTGACCGGCTCACAAGGCGTAGACGGCACGCTGTCTCGCCTTATCGTCGCCACGGCCGATAGCCACCGCCCGCCGCGTCAGCGCCCTATGGCGGGGGCGATGCCGGGCGCGCTGATAGATGGCGTCAAGGCTCTGGCACAGCACGAGACCGGGGGCAACCTGGCCGGCATGGCGGGCGGGCGCACCGATCGGGAGCCGCAGACCGCGCCTATGGCGGCAGGCGTCTTCGAGGCGTGGGAGGCGCTGGACGACGCGATGGATGAACACATGACTGACGACGCGAGCCGGTCGGTTTACTCGCGCGTGCCCGAGAACGCGGCCAAGCTGGCGCTTACGTATGCAGTGTCAGTTGATTATCGAGCGCCGCGCATCACCCCGGAGGCGTTTGCGTGGGGGCGCGAGCTGGCGCTCTGGGCGGCTAACAGCATGATGCGCGAGGCGCGGCGCCATGTGGCGGACAACGACGTGGCGGCGCAACGGCAGCGGGTTATGGCGATGATCCGCGACGCGGGGGCGGACGGCATCACCAGGCGGGAAATACTTAGGCGGTCAAAGACCCTGCGCAAGCGCGAAGCCGACGAGCTGCTGTCCCTCCTCGTGGAGTCGGGCGAGGCGGTCTCCGATTCGCGTCCGGGCAAGTCCGGCCCGGCGCGCATCGTGTTTCTTGCGATAGACGAGGGGTGACGGGTTCGGTATAGTCGGAATCCCTCGGCAATTCAGACACTTACAGACCCCAACCCGTCAACCTGTCGACAACCTGTCGACCCCCTCCGGTGACGGGTTATCTTCTTGAAAACAAAAGCGATTCCGGGAACCTGTCACCCGTCACCCCCTTGTATGGGCAAATATATTTGTGGAGGGGTAGGGGTTTAGGGTGACAAGTTCTCTTTTTTTTCTTATATATCAAAGAGATAACCTGTCAACCAACCCGTCGACCGCAGGGTGACAGGTTCGACAGGTTGGGCGGGCATACCGTTCGTCGGGTAAGGTCAAAAAGTTCTGGAGCGCGGGGCGGGGCGGTGGCAAGGTTGACTCATCGGCTGGACGGGCCGGCCACCGGCACAGAGGGACGAGCAGATGGCCAAGGCAATACTTCTAAACAGTGAGGGCAATTTAGCGAGATCGCGCGGGCACGGCCGAAAAAACGCCGAAGGCCGCTGGTTTCACGTCAGCGCACGAATTGTTCGGCACCCCGTTACCGGGGAGCCGATGGCCGAAAGCCCCGGCGTTACCTACCGCCGTGGCGACAAGCCTCGGCCGGCCTGAGCCCACCGACGCCACCGCCTGATGGGAGAGCAGAAATGAAACCGGAAG